TTGCGGCCAGAGATGCGGGTGCTTATGCAAACATACAGCTAAAGAACTTAGATAACAGACAACAAGCAGCATTACAGAACGCATTGCAAGTTGCTACAATGGATAGACAGAATGCCGATGCTAGAACTAAAGGTGCGATAAGTAACGCTCAAGCCTTGCTATCCATCGACATAAAAGAACTCGATGCCCAACAACAATCCAACGCTATAAAGTACAACGCACTAGCTCAAGCAGCATTTACTGAAGCCGCGGCAGAGAATGCTAGACAACAGTTCAATGCAAAGAATGAGCTACAAGTAGAGGAATACTTTGCTGAGTTAGGTGTTCAAGTTGACACAGCAAACATAAACAGAGATGTAGCACTTAAGCAGTACAACATAAACCAAGAGAACTCCTTTGCAGAATTCAACGCTAGTATGAGAGATCAGCGAGAGAAGTTCAATGCAAACATGAGAAATGTAATTGATCAATCAAACGTCAAGTGGCGTAGAGAGTTGAACACAGCTAACACAGCAGTTCAAAATGAAACCAACAGAATAAATGCTCAACTTATGTACAACATGAGTGCTACAGCTATGAATGATCTGTGGCAAAAGTACAGAGATAACGCTACTTTTAATTTTACAGCTTCTGAGTCAGAGTTACAAAGAAAGCACGAACAAGTGATACAAGCCTTAGAAGCTGCGGCTAATGCAGATGCTTACTCTGCAGCCAACAAAACAACATTAGCATCAAACATAATTAAAGTAATAGGGGCTTGGTAGATGAGTTTTTTAGATAGTGTTCTTACAGTTCTTTCTGTAGTAAAAAAAGGAGCAGAAGTATATAGTGCGTTAAGTGATAAAGATGAAGATACAGGTTTTGCTACTCCTCAGAGAATTAATTTAGAATCAAACTTAACTGCTCCTAGAGCTTCTTTGAAAACTATGCAAGCTCCTATAGGTCTTAGCTTACCTAATATGGAAACAGCCTACAGATACTTCTCAAATAATCTTTCAAGAGATAATAATTTTAGGTACATACAAGGGCAAAATTACGTAGCAAAAAGAAGGACACCTCCTACACCTACAATGAGTGTTGCTTCAGATGCACGAGTAAAAGGTTTTACCGCATCTTACAAAACAACAGGTGTACCAACAGCATAGGGTAATAATATGGATCAACTAGAAACACAAACAAATGTACGATCAGGATCTATAGAAGCAAAAGATCCACTTGCACAAGCTATACCGGGAACTTCCCTTACTGTCGACAATAAGAAATGGGCATGGGGCAACCCACCTCAACATACTGATCCAGAAGTTGTGCTACAAGAAGCGACTGACAGATTTGAAGATCCTTCGTTCAAAGAAGACATGATGAAATTGTTGGTAGCAGGTGTATCGATAGAACATATCGTAGAGACTTGGGTCATAGATGGATTTGAGAGTGGTAAATTTAGCTTAGATGTAGGATTACTAAGCAAAGGTCCGTTGGGTGTGTACATTGCTTACCTAGCCGAACAAGAAGATGTTCCCTACAGAATGTTTGAGAAAGATGATGGTGGTATAAATGATAACAGAATTGATGATGAGTCTTTCTTCAAGCTTATGAAAGACAACAATCCTGCAATGTTTGAAACCTTACGAGAAGGACTAAACGAAACTTTAAGAAAAGGTAAGTAGATGGGTATTTTTGATAAGATAGCAAATAGTCCTGTTGCATTCGGCGTATTAAATGGAGCAATGGAATCCTTTGTGGCAGGTAGAACTGCACAGAAAAAAGAAGCCATAGCAAAGGAAAAGAAAAAAGCAGAGACTGTAGAGAAAAATCAGCAGAGTTTCTTCGAAGTAGCAACTAGTAGCACAGACATGGCTCAAAAAGTTATATCTAATCCTTTCTTTAAACCTAGACTTCAACAACTAGCTAAGACAAATTTTGATTTATACAATGCCATAGCCTTGAAGTCTTTAGGTCAGGTAGACGTATCGCCTTACGACCAAAAAATTATAGGAGAAGCATCTAAGAGTTCAACTTTTGCACAAAATTTCTTAGCAAACAACAGAGCCTACGTAGAACAAAATCCAAATCTTCATAGAGTTTTGAAATCTTCTGCTGCTATGGTTAACTTAAGTGAGGGTGAAAACAGAATATTTTCTAAGGCTACGGATGCTTCAATGGCAAAGGCTCTTAGAGATAATTACTTTCCAATAAAGACAACTGGGGAAGTATTCAAAGGTCCTGTAAAAGTAAAGATAGATGGTGGTAGACCTGTTAATGTTGATACAGGAGAAGAGCTAACAGGTGATTTGGTAGAGTACAGGGACAACAATCCCACACAGAATTCTTTATTCTGGGCGTTAAATGCAAAAGCAGAAGAAGACGATGAGGGTGAATTTAAGGGTTTATCTGACACAAACATAAACACTATGAAAGATGCGATAGCTACTGCCGAGAAAAACAACCCCGGATCAGGTATCATTGTTGCTAATGACATGATAAAAAGACTAGATCCCAAAGATACTAAATCAAGATTTTTTCTTGAGTCCTTTAAACTTTCATATGGTAAAAAAGAAAATACAAACGTATCTGTAGCCGATCTTTTAAGTAATTCTGTAGACGTAGTCAGAGAGGACATCAAAGACCAAGAGAGTCGAGCAATGTTTTCAAAGTCCGTATTGAATAGTACAAAAATCAAAGATATGGTAAAAAATAATTTGTTTACTCAGTATTTAAATTCAGAAAACGAAGAAGAGCAACAGATAGCTCAAGATTATTTTGCATTAAAAGGTATGGCGGATGCTGCAAACAAAGTTGCAGAAGGAAAAGGTAAATCTGGAATATCATATGGTGGTGTAGATTTGTTTCCTAATACAGTAGTTGATATGGCTAAAAACAAAGAGACAGCAAATACTTTTTTAAGCAGGATGAACGGATTAGTCGTACCCCTTGATGGTCAAAACGTAGATATACAAGGATTTTTGAATAGTTTGCCTGCACAAGAAAAAGCTTCCTTTATATCTGACATAACATCCACGATGGAAAACCATGATAACATGACAACAAAGGTGACAGTAACTGCTGGTGAACAGAGATATCAAGATAGACCTGATAATTACGCACTTAAGTTTCCTAACTTATATGCCATACCTGAAATAAAAGCATTTATACACGGACCTGTTATCAACCAACCACCTGAAGACGTGAGTGTGACTAGGAATGTTGCATCTACTCAGACTGTTGATGGGAATGTTACAGGTACTCCTTTGCGTCCTAATCAAGTGCTACTAGCAAACAAGAGTGATGTTGTTGCTCTTCAGCCTGAAGTATTAGAGTTTGCTAAACAAAAGGGCTTTACTAAACCTGCAGACATGTTGAAGGATGACGGTTACTTTCAAGCGTTAGAAGGTGCAGGGGGATTTAGAATAAGTACAAGTGGTACAGTCTTAGAAGGTAACAATAAGTTATTCAAGGCTGGTACGTCTATACTTAAACAAGTTCCTAAGATTTCAAACTTTACAAACTTAAGAACAAAAGACTTTGCTGCTATTGGTCGTACTATTGTTAATCAAGACATCGACGATGATGCTGACGTATTTCAAGTAGTATCAATGCTTATGAACGATGACTTCTCAATCAAAAAAGATCCCGGAAAGGTAGGCTATGCTACAGAGCAAATAGAAGCTGCCATAACAAAATTAAGTAAGGGTGAGTTGAAAGTTGAGGACATAGCAAAGCAAAATGTAAACCTTAATGATTATTTAACGACATTGAATTCAGCTATCAATAATATAGGGGTACAAGGTGATAGAAACAATGCGGCCGTAGCTCTTGATAATCTTGTGACTGATATAGTAAGATCTAACTCAGGTCTTTTAAAATCTACTGGTTCATACTTAGTTGAAGAGTTTGGTATGGACGTGTTTGAAATAGGTCAAGCAGACAGAGTAGTCGCCAGTATGAATAGAGAACTAGGTGGACTAACAAAAAAATTAGCAGATAGACGTCTAGGTAGTGCAAAACTAGCTTCTCAACTAATAACAATAGCCTACCAAAGAGCGAGAACACTTGATCCGAATGGTAGAATATCAGACAGAGACTTCAAAGCTGCTCTAGATAGTATCACATCTTCTTTCTTTGCAAGTAATCAAATTACAAAGGCACTATTAGTAGGCTTCAAAAACGATGCTGAATCACAGTTAATTATAAACAACAATTTACTTGAAGTATTTACAAACATAAAAGAAGATGGTAGCAATATCATCTTAAAGAAAAACATACGTGCTATGAGGGCTGTTCCTGTATTTAAGCAAGTACGACAAATGGTTAGTTCTATAAATTCTGCTAGACAATATAAAAATAGATATGAGATGGACGGCAACAAATATGATAGAAGTGTCTACGCATTACAGCCAGTTCAATCCCACGATCCAGAAGATGCAGAATTACAAGTGTATGAAGTTGTACGAGCCACAAACAGACGAGATCCAATAGCTGTAGGGCTACCTGTCTATGTGGATAGATATGGAAAAATGTTATCATCAAATGAACTAGCACAGAGAGGTTTTAGACCATAATGGCAACAGTAGCAGATTATTTAGGTTCAGGTCCTGAAGTTTTAAAAAGTGATTTAGTCAGAGATGTATATCCGGGAGAAGATACTGATGCTCCTAAAAGAGATGTATATGAGTTCCAGAGAGAAGAAGCTCCCGATGTTGAACTCAATCCTAGACAAGTTCAAGACAATGTTTTCCAAAAAGCTTTGAATGAAGAGATTGATGTTAATTCTTTCTTTGATGGTCCTAATAAAATAGATACACAGATAGTCAACGATGCTATACAAGCTAACAAAGCTATAAATCTCGCTACCACAGCTAATCAAACTTTAGTTAACAGACAAGACTTAGATGCAAAGATAAACTTATTCAAGAACAGATATACTAGATCTGTACCTACAAGCGATAGGCTTTCTACTGGAATAATAGAGACAGGTTCTTTCCCAATAAACATCGCTACGGGAGAAGTAGAGTACGGTGATACTATGCCTGCTAGTGATGATCAAAATGCTTTTATGAAAAGTGTTTTTCCTACAAATAAAACTATCCTTGACAAGAAAGTCAAGCAAGAAGGTGAGTTCATGCAGTGGTTTCAAACCCAGCCTGATGCACCTATGGACAAACAAGTACAAAAGATTATAGCAAGACGAGTTAGTCCTACCTTTGGTGGTAACCTTGCTAGAAGGACATATGAGACTGTCGGCTTTTTGAATGAAGGTCTAATGTTCTACCTACCTCAACTTGCAGATGGAGCTTTTCAAAAGCTACAAGGACTCACAGGTATAGGAGATCCAGAGAGAGATACATGGCTTTCACCTACTATAGAAAAAGAGTTATTTGAATTCAGAAGAAGTGGTAAGCTTTCTGAACTTTTACCTGACACTGACAGGCACAGAATATTAAATGATATAATACGTGATGAGTTACGTAATTCTATGTCTCCTGAAGAGTTTGAAGCAAAAGGGTACAACAAAAAGATAAATGTTGATGGTATAGAAGTCTTTGAAAAGAACTTTGTGACTCCCCAATTTGCAAGTAATGTGTTCGAGTACGCCTTTGATAAGTTAGGGTTCTTCGAGCAGGTAGCAATGTTTTTAGCAGAGGGTGCAGTAGCATTCAAAGGGGTAACTGCACCTGTCGTTATAGCAAGAAGAGTAAAAGACGCAATAAATGGTACACAAAGACTTTTACATAATAGAAAATATGGTGCAGGTACTAACGTACCATTCAAGATAGACACAATTAACAATCAAGTAGCGAGATCTAAGTCCTATGCACTCACACACAACGTTAGCGTGAAAGATGCGGCAAAAGAAATAATGATGCTTAATACCAATGAAGGTAGACTAGCAAGATTTTCTGCTAATAGACTTGCTAACATTGTTGACAAAAGATTTAACTACGAGAATGTGAAGGCAGGAGTAAGAAACCTACAAGATCAAATAGACACTAAAAGTAGAGATCTTATAAATGCACGTACAACTGGTAATGTTGAAAATGCGAACAGATTAACCAATGAAATATCTCTTCTGAAAAACAGAAGAAACTACGAGATGTACAAGGTAGCAGGTGCAAATGCTATACTTGTAGGTTTGAACCCTAGACAAGACTTGACAATAGGTATGATTCAAGGTGCTGGTCGAAACATGTTTGCAAGTGAAGAAAACCCACAGATGGGTGCTTTTGGAGAGGGTGCGGCCGTAGCAGGATATCTGTTGTTTGGTGGCGTTAAGAAATTCTACAACTATCAATCAGGTGTTAAGCTACCCGTCGTAGAAGATTTTATACAAAACAGAGTTTTCCAAGCTAAGATTGGTATTGAGAATGTAGCTAATATAATGTTGGCAGGATACGGAAAAGGTATGCTCGTCAACCCTGACTTAAGAAATTTAAATGATCTCAAGGATACATTAGGCTTAAGCATATCTGGTATTAGAACTATAGATGAATTTACAAAGAATGCTTTGAATCTTCCTAAGATACAATCCGACATGATTATAAAAAATCTAATGGAATCTGTTCAAGACATACATCTTATGACTAAAGATATACCAGAGCAATTCAGAAAAGGCATACAGAATAAGTTAGTTTTAAGTTTGGCTGATTCATCAGGTATTGGTGTTTTTCATGGCGTGTCTCAATATCTTAAGATGGATGAGTTAGGATTTAAGAAAAAAGATCTTCTTAAGTTTAACAATAGTGTTCGAAGAGCTATGGATGTTCAGGACTTTGGAGAAGAAAGAGTAAACAACTTTTCTGCATTAGTTGAAAGTTTGAAAGCAGATATACTCAAGTTAGAATCAGCAGAAGGTGTTGCACCTGAAGTTATACAAAGATTGAAAATGACTGCAGGTATGTACGAATCTGCGGCCGTAAATCAACAACTCATATTTAAAAAGTCATTAGAACAAGAGATAATTGAAATTGACAATTTCTTAGAAGAATTAAAGAACCCACAAAACGAAGCTCTTCTATCCATGTGGACTGAAGGAGATGCTGTAGACAATGGATTGGCTAGTTTATTTAAGTTAAGAAATAAAGCTGAGTCATATTTAACGAGAAAAGAGCAAGATACATTTGAGTACAGTAATCTTACTCCTTCACCAGATAAAGGAATATATCAGCAAAAGCAGTCAGTAAGTAAAATAGCATCTGATCTTGTGAATACTGTGGTTGAGACTAACAAGAGACTTACTCTTACAGACAAACAGATTGATTCTGTAAATAACTCAAATGATGCCGTATCAAAAGTTACAAAAGTAATAAGAACAGCATCAGACGCTAAAGTGGAAGCTGCATATGGTAAAATAGACCCATCTCAAACTATAGACTTTGTAAACACTGGCGATAACATATTTAAAATGTTTGATGAGTTTGCAAAAGGGTATGGCGTTGACATATCAATTATATCCAACCCTAGAACCTCACCTCTACTTGGTAATTCAGCAGGTAGGCAGTTGATGAATAACATAGAAGGGGGAGCAAAACGAGGTCTTATGAAAACTTTTAACGATCAAGGTTTCATAGATATAATGAACTCTACCTTGACTAAAGATGACACACCATTTGAATCAGGCAAAGATTTGTACAGATACTTTAAAGATCAAGCTCAAGCTAATCCGGGAATAAGATCTCAGTTTGGATTAGGTGAAAACGATACAATGAGTAACTTTCAGCTACTACAGTATATGGTACAAAAACAAGACTTAGCATTTACTGCAGATGACTTTGGGTTCTTAGCTTCACCTTTAGAGTTTGAAAAGCTACGTCAGTCCTTTCAAGTATTCTCTAAAAATCAAAATGCTAACATAAGCTCATTAGGTGTGCGAATGGTAGCACTACTTGATCAAGATTTTAGAGGTTGGGGTAACTCAGTGGATGCAGGAACTTTCAATGATGTTATCTACGCTAGAAATATAGCAAGACTTGAGAAGCAGAGGTTTGATGAAAATACTATAGGTGATCAGATAGAAAAAGCTTCAAAGGGTAGTCCTATAAAGTTTTTAGGAATAGATGGTCAGGAAACAACAATAACTAAAAGTACTATAAATAAACTATTTGATCCAATGATCGATGCAATTGTAAAGCCTACTGACAGAACAGCAGGGTTTGTAAAAGATGAGATGAAAAGATTTATAGCTACCTTTGCTTCTACCTCAGAACAACTACCACCTAATGTTCTAATGAAAGGACAAGATGGTAAAGTAATAGAGCCTACATCCTCACAGCTAAACAGCATGGTATCTCCTGTGTTTGATATAACTAAAGAGGATGGTAGAACAGGATTATTAGCTCTGAGTGAGACACTTCAATCTTTGATGTACAGTAAGTTCATATCCTACAAAGGTATGTTCAACGTAGCTGATCAGATAAAGAACGGAGAGAATATAGATCTTAACAAGATGCAGACAGGTAACATAAGAGTTCAAGACACTGAAGGATTTAATCTACCTAAAGCTATACCTCTTCCTACTCAATTTAAGAACTACGAAGAGTACATAGATGCTATGGAAGAGCTTATAAAAGTCAATGTTAGAAGACTTAACAAAGATACTGGTGAGATAGAAAATATACGTATACCAGCATTTGATATTAGATCTATGCTAAAAGCAGAGGAAGGCATAACTAGTGCAATCATGTCATCTAAGAAGTTCAAAGAAACTCATAAAAAATTCTTTGATATAGTAGACCAAGAAGCTCAAGTAACTAAGAGTGCGGCCGTAAAACAAATGGAAACAGAACAAAGTGCTGTGTACCAAAAGAGTAGGCTGTACAAAGAAAACATGTCAGGTGACTCTTTCTTTAGTGATGTTATAATGAGAGGTGATCCTAATTCTGTAGACTTGTACATACAAGACTTAGACAGACTAGTTGATGCAGGGGAGATGACCCTTGAGCAAAGTCAAAAAATATTACAAGGTCTTGTGGTTGACGTACTAAGAGCATCTGGAGGAGAAAGTAAAAACGGTTCTAAGTTTAAATTCTACAATGGAGAAGAGATACCAATAAGCTCTTACCAAACTCCTGAGATACCGTTCTCTCTATTAACTGCATTCGACGAAATCGCAGAAGATGGTACAAGAACTGCTCTGTCTATACAATCAGAAAAGTTCAATGCTCTTATGGATGCTGCAGGTATGAGTTCTGAACAAAAGGAAGTGCTTGTAGCCATGTACAGACACTCTACAAAGATGGATGCTAAGTCTGTATTAGCTAGAGCAAAAGAAAGTGGTGCGACCACAAAAGGTCCTAACCCCGGATTCACTCTGAATAACACCTTATCAAAGGCATTCAACATAGCTAGAGGTATGGTTAGTACAGAGTATGTTATGGCTGAGATGGCTATAAGATATGCCGCTCTAGCAGATGGTGCTATCTTGAATACAATTCTAAATGATGAGAGAGTATCAAATACTATTCTGAATTTGATGAACGATCCTACAAGAGTGATAGAAGCAGATGCTGACTATTTTGTACGAGCAGTAATGAAGTTCTCTGCTAATGCTATAAAGAATGTGTATGGACTAACACATGATAGTGGCTACAATGAGGAAACTTATTGGAGATCAATCGGGGTTGTATACCCTACACAACAAACTCAAATAAACTAAGGAGAGAGAAAATGAAGACTTACTTTAATGGTCAGCGTAAGGGCATGATGTATGGTGGTAACATACGAAAGCCTATGATGTATGGTGGCAAAGTACAAAAGATGGCTATGGGTGGCATGGCTGAAAAGAACGTAAAGCCTAATGCTCAGATGGGTATGATGGGTATGAAGCATGGTGGTAAAGTCAAAAAGATGGCTATGGGTGGCAAACTCGTAGGCGGCCAGAAAAAACTAGATATGAACAAAAACGGTAGGATAGACGGTCAAGACTTCAAGATGATGAAGAAGTAGGTTTATCTTTCTTAAAGACTTTACGTCCTTTAAAGAAAACAATTGTATTGATAGTAGTGTTGATAGTAATGGCAACAACAAGCCAAGCTTCCCACCACTCCATTACACATACTTACCAGATTTATCCATAACCTCTTGTGCCATAGACTTCAGATACTTTATTAACTGAGTTACCTTAGTTGTACCTTCATACATGGGAAGACCTAAATTCATGGTCTTCTCAAATTCATTTGGATCTACTGCATCGTAGAGTATCTCAACATTTCCGTCCTTATTAAGAAACGCTTCTAGTGAGAATAGTTTCGCTTTCACCTTTGATTTCATCGATCGGCTCTAATTCACTTATAGGTAAGTTATAACAATCAGCTTTAAACGTAAAGCCGTTGCTTGGATCTATTTGACCTTTCTTGTATCGGGTAGCTTTAGCATAGTACTCTTGCTTACTGATGCTACCTAGTATCCAAGCTTTGCTGAGATCAGAAAGTATCCTCACGAATACATAACTGTCACAGTCTTGCTTGCTACCATGAGATGCAACCGAGCAATCATAATTAGACTTTGGTTTAGTGTTACAACGTTTAGTCTTAACGTCGATACGATTCCCATCTTTCACTAAATCATAGTTATATGTATTTGCTTCAGTTGCCCCAATGATATCAGCTACGATTACCTCGCCTATCGCACCTACAACGTTACTAGTGCCACCTGTAATACTTCCCTGTAAAATGCCTACAGTAGAAGCTTTTTCCCTCGCATGACGCATGTAATCCTCGCTGATTGGTACTTCGATCATTAGTTTGCACCTAAGTCCACGACTTCACAGGCATCTGCAGTGCAAGCCAATTCACGAGTACCGCTCGTATTATCTTCCTTCTCATAATTAGAAAACTTAGTCCAATCCAAAGAAGCAGGCACACGGCTTTGCCACTCTAGATATTCGTCAGCTTCTATATCTTGATAAGGAGCTTGTTGGTACGTATGGTCGGCAAATGGCAAGAACGATACACCTGACGCTATGTCAAAATTCTCGTACAACCAAGCACCAACTTCCATCCACTCATCTTCTTTTACAGAAATAGTCACAGATGGTTTGTGTTCGCACCAGTTAAGTGCATAGATCTTCCATAACTCTAGTTGTTCTATTGCACTCATCTCAGTTCTAGTGATAGCACCACTAGGAGATTTCATCGGAAAAGAAAAGACGGTAACACTGTCAGGCTTCATAACATCAGGCTCTGCAGGAATACCTTCCTCTTTCATAAACTGTGTTAAAGGATCTTTGTTATCCCCACGTACAGTTCTAATGTAATATGGATTGTGCCTTGCATGAATACCTGAAGCAGAGTCAGTAAGCTGAGACACAGTACCACTTGGTTTAACACAAGTGATAGCCGTACTTCTCGGTATACCTATCTTATCCGCATATTCTCTGTTTGTTCTTATAGCTACTTCTTTCATATCTTGTAACCAAACCTTTGAATCAGTTGCTCTAGATAACACATAATGATCCATGATACCAGTTAACGATACACCAAGCAAGCGTTCTTCTTCAGTATTTGTTTTCCATATCTTACGTAGATACTTTAGATCTGTAAGGGTAGACTGAAACGTACCTAGCATTGTAGCAACTCGTACTTTTGATTGAAGACTTAGTAGGTCATCGTTTTCACGTACAACCACTTCAGATAGGTTACAAAATTGGTACGGTCTAAGTATGATTTCACTACATGGGTTTGTACCCCACATGTAGCCTGTCTGTCTTCTGCCACTTTTAGATACTTGATTGTCTGCGGCCTTACGATTGAACATACCACGCTCGCCTGATTTAGACTCATACAAAGCTAACCATTCTCTCATGTAGGTTTCCATAGCAGGCTTTTCTTTGTAGGCTACAGAGTTATTTGCCAATGCTCTCTGACCATGATTGTTCCACCACTCACCTGACTTGGCATGTGCCATTTGATCATCGTTAAGATTAGATAAGCTAATCAGTGCAGATCGTCTAACACCACCTACAACAACAACCTCGCCTACCTTGCACATAATATCGTGGCATTCGATAGGATAAAGTTTTCTACCCTTTGCCCCTTTAAATTTGTCAATGGTAAACTTAAATAAGTTAACAAGGGGATCAGGACCTGATGCCCTACCACCCATAACTTTCAATCTTGCACCTGCAAGTCGTATCTTTGATATGTCCCATTTAGGTATCATTCCTGAATAAAGTAAAGCCACAAGCTCACGATATGCTTTTGCCCACCCCGCTTTACTATCTTCCACAACAATAACAACATCAGACTGTTGCATATTCTCGCTAATTACAGGTAACTTATCTACGTTCTCTCGCTCAACAGAGAAACCAACACCTGTGCCACACATAAGAATGTACATAGCTTCATCAAAGCTACGTGGACTATCCACTGGTAGGTAGCTACAATTGTACCCACAAGTGTTATCTCTCTTAAGTGCTTCTCCTGCAGTCATCATCGCCCTCATAGATGGCATAACTCTTAAGTCACTTATGTACTCGTGGATCATGTCCTTGTCGACTTTCTCCATCTTGTAGTTGTGCTTTTCCAAAAGAGTTTGTTCCATGAAGTTTACATATCTTGAAACTGTCTCTAACCAGTTCTCTCTTCTACCTTCATCTTCCATCCATCTAGCATATCTAGACTTGTGTATAAACTCCTGATAAGAAGTTGGTAACATATTAGACGCCATTATAATCCTCTCCTACTTGTACTTCAATTAAACGGTTTAAATACCAGTGTGCTTTTTCTAAATCTTCTGTACCATTTTTATACTTGTATCTACATATATATTTTAAAATGTTACCTTGAAGATATGATTCAAATCCATCTCCTGTGACAGATTGAATTATATCTATGGTTTCAATACCTGCCTTGTTGTAATGTGCAGGACTGTTTACCATATCTACTTTCTTTTTTTCTTCTTTTTCTAATTTCTTTAACATGTATTCGTAATACCTCACTATTGATCTTTACCGAAATCTACTTTAATCACATTTTCAGGAATGTCAAGTATCTCACCAGTATCTTGTTGATATTCTACTTTAAGTTCTTTGGCCGCAAAGCCAAACTCTATCTCAGCTTCACCACAACGAAATACTTCATCACCTCGTCTACGTAGCAAAGCCATCACACCTTCGTGCATGATAGATGCAACTGAGTGATCTTCAAATGTATTGTACTTCTTGCCTGTTGTATCATAGGCTACCAAGTGAAACTGATCATCAGGCATCTCAGATATAATTATGTAATACTTATCCTTTTCCAAAGACATAAGTGTGTTCATGTCATCCTTTTTCATTTCTTAACCACTCCATAGGTATTGCTTTTTCTGCCCACCTGTAATTGTGTCTGAGACACCAATCAGCGTAAGTGGTTTTACTTCCTTTGTATATCCTGTTTCGTGCATTCATAAAGACTATACGAATGTCTAAGTCTTTGTGTTGTTCTTTTATCAAAGCCATCTTAACTCTGTCTGCCTTATCAAACTCACCTTTAGCTTCGATGTATATGTTGGTAGCAGGTATGTAGAAGTCAGGAGTGTAGGTACGTATCTTAGGTACATAGGTTATCTTCTTCTTCTCATACTCAAACTCTACTTTGTTTTGTATTAGCTTTCTAGCTAGGAACAATTCAAACTTAGATCTATATCCTGCATTACGTTTAGCCACTATGTTGTCCCCTGTCGGATTTTCCAACTCAATGATTCTAGGCGTTTGCTTACATATCCTGCCATCTTCGGGGATTGTTTTTCTAGTGTAGTAAGTTCGTCTAGAAGGGGATATATCGGCACACATAAAATCTTTCCATAGTTTAAACTGTAGTTAATTGTTTGAAATTCATTCTCCACTTTCTTGATATCTCTAGCTTCTGTTTCAGGAGTCAAAGCTCCTTTGTCAGAAAAGTTATCTCTCAAGGTCAAAGGTATACCCCTGTCATGTTGTCTGAGAAAAGTAATATCTCTGCCACCACCTATACCTTTGTGAGACTCGATGTACACGTGGTACAAATTGTCATTCAACTCAAGTAGTTTAGTCTCGTACTTGTTTACGTAGATAGCTGACACTATAATTCTTTCTTCTTCAAGACGTCGTACCATATCTTAGGTGCAGTCTTTGATTTGGATGTTACCTTTGGATGTAACTGTGCATTTCCCCAACAGTGTGATCTGTATCCACACATGCTACATATCTTGTGTAAGGTTTTATTACCTGTTCTTATGTGTTCGCCTTTAAGTTTGTAAGTTTCAAACTCAGACTTGTAAGGCTTCACAAATTCATTACTTGGATCTATTAATCTTTTTACTCTTCTCTCTGCATCTTTCATGTAGGCTTTTCTATCTTCTTCTTGCCACTCAGGTGCTTCAACCATAGCTATCTCGCCACTTGACTTGTTGACAACTATCCACCCACCAAAAGGTAACCCTGTAGCTTCACCGTACAAATGTCCTTGCATGACATACCCAAAAGGATCGTCTTCTTTTATCTTGTCGTACCCACCATAACCAGTATACTTGAACTTAAATGCCCATTCACTTGCAGACTTAACATCCCACACTTTGTCTGTGCCTGTCTCATCTCTGACGATAAGATCAAGTGTACCTGTAATCTTTTGTCCTGCTATTTCTAGCTCAACTGCTTTTTGTTTATCTATGATTTCTACGTCAGCTTGTTCCATTATGAGTACGACCACAGATTCTACGAGGTCACCAAACATAAAACGAAATAAAGCATTATAGTCCATCTCTTCTTTCATGCCTTGCCTATCTAGCAATTGCTGACAGAGAGGTCTACCTAAACCTGACATACGTATACTGAACTCACGCTTCTTATTTAGTTGTCTATCTACAGAGTCCTTGCACTCTTGTGCGAAGTCGTTAATAGCACTAGGGGAGATCGTGACTTCCCCCCTAGTTGCTTTTTGCATATAGTCTTGGATTTTAAGCAGATTTAGCATCAAAATCAGCCGACAAGTCTTGTTCCTCACTAGGAGAGATGAGTTTCTGAGCTTCTCTGAACTGATTAAGAACGTTCTCATTGTGAGCTTTAACTGTCTCACTAAAGTCTTTCATCAATGTTTTGTCTGCATCCGAGACAGGCACTTCCGAATGGAGAGTCGGAACTGGTATATAATAGATAACTGAACCTGACTTGACTCTGCTAGTCGCCAACTTCATAACAACCTTTTGCATAATCTTCTTCTGTCTAGTTAAGCTCTCTATAAAATTGCTGATAGGTTTGAACCCTGATTTTTTGAAATAAGATACGAAAGGTTTATCTTTTATCTCAACCTTAGTTCCATCAGCTTTTGTAAAGTCGCCAGTTATTTGACCATAGATAACTTGGTTACAAACTGCAGACCGTGACTTTACTTTTAGTGGGTCATCATCAGTAAGGAGTTCTTCTTCCTTTGCTGACAATCTACCACACTTATTCCCTGCAAGAGTATCAGGGAATTCACCTGCAAGTGTAGGCTTCTGTACAGACTTACAAACAAAAGCTTGTTGATCCATATCATAAACACTCCACTCGAATGTACGTAGGATAGGTCTTACTAAGACTTCTTTAGCATAAATAAACTCACCATCCACAAACATCTTCCATGAGCCACGAGTAAGTGCGACACCGTCTTCTGTTTCTGTATCGTAGTTTATGTTAAGTCTAGGCAAGCCAACATTACTTGTTGCTTTTGCTTGTCCAGTAAGTTCCATAAATGTAGATGTATCATCATCACTAAATGCTGATACGAGTTGATCCATTTCGTTTCCAATTACTAGTTCATTTGTTTCCATTTTATTTTTCCTTTTGGTTTAATTTAAAACGTAATTTGAGCTTACTAATTTATTTCAGTTAGGTCAAGCCAATTATTACCTATTTTTAATTCTATTCCTATTGGCATGTCGTATTCTAAGCCATACCTAGCTTTCGAGCCATCAGAAATAGACAACATAGCTTCAGAAAGTACCTTAACACACAAATCTTTTTCATCAGGATGTACATCAAGTACGATTGAATCATGGACTGTGTTGCATATAACTGACTTCATATCCAACTCTCTCATCACCTTATCTAGCTGAACTAAGGCAATAGGTAGCAAGTCAGCAGTAGCAAACCCTTGAACTGGGTAATTACAGATAGCCGTTCTGTTTGTGGCCGCACCCCACTCAGTCCACTTAGCATCAGGGAAAGCATAGGTACGACCTGACGGTAATTTTATCTCTTTAGTTTTGACTGCTTCCTTTTCAAGTTCTTTGTGCCACTCAGCAACCTTCTCATACTTCTCTTTAAACGCCGTGTAGTAGGCTTGTTGTGCAGGAGTACCACTTACTCCACCATAGAGAGGTTTGAACGTGTGTGCCTTTGCATCCTGCCTTGAACACCCTATTATCGATGCAGTGTAGCTATGAACATCAGTACCCTTGAGAACATCATCGTAAGCTTGTGGATCTTTAGCTAGAAAACCTGCTACTCTGAACTCCAACTGAGAGTAATCCCCTTCAAGTATGTAGCCACCATCGAATCGACTCTCAACTACCTTACGTATGGCAAAGGTAGAACCACGTGGCATGTTTTGAAAGTTAGGATTACGACTAGATAGTCTACCAGTAGCCGTGACACATTGCATAAACTCAGGATGAATAAAGTTATCATCGTCTACATTGTTCTTCATACCCTCAACAAAGGTAGATAGGTAGGTACGAATAGCATTATATCTTGAGTAGGCTACACAGAACTCACGTGCTTCCCCACTTAGTTCAGTCGACCTATCTTCAAGAGTAACCTTATCTGTCTTGAATCCTGCAGATGCCACATCTTTGGGATTACGAGGTACAATCTTAAAGCCTGCTACCTCATTAGTGCTTTCGTAGATAGTACCTTTACCTTTGCATGGCTTGCATATCCGTAATGCTTTACTTGGTTCACCATTCTTATTGACAGGTCTGACACGACCATGCCCTAAACAACCTGCACACATCTGTCCCACAGTCTTGTACACGATGTCAGTCATGTTCCGTACATTACGAATGAAATCATTCTTCTTCATACGTGTACGTAACTTAGGCTTGATTGTGTTACCTCGCATCTCATGCCCAAGATTAAATGTAATTGACCACAGAGTTTTATCTTTTACTTTGCGAGAGTACAACAACACACTACGATCATCAGGACTAGATAGGTTGATAGGTGTATCGCCCATTGCTTCTTTTGCCATAGTCTGTAGTTTCTTTTCTAGATAGGATAGTTCCTCATTGTATTCTTTCTCTATCTCATCTAAAGTATCTAAGTTTATCTTAAGTCCATTCATCTCAATACGAGTGAGGACGTTTGTCATTTCAAGCGAAAGCTTTAGTGTCGGTACTAGTGTCATTAAATAATTCTCCAAATGTTGTGCCAAAGGCTTCAAGTTGTTTAACTGCTACTTCTTCTGTAGCAATCACGTCTGCTATACCATACTCTTTAACTATGTCATAAGGTATATCGTAAAATGTTTTACCATCTTTTAAATAAGGTGCAACCAAATCTTTTTCCTTTTGTGTAACACCATATCGTTTTGTAAGAGAGTCAAGACTAAGTGACCACCTCTTTGCTTTAGCTAAGATATACTCAGCTACCATAGTGTCGTACACGTGACCATCATACTTAAAGCCACATGCTCGAACCCAAGTCAGATCAAACTTTAAGTTTTGTCCGACAAGCACATCTGTCTTATCTAAGGTAGCTTGCATATTCTTGAACCAATCATCTTCTACAGATGCTCTTGGATCTGAATGGTAGATGAAGTCGTAATCTACCTTATCTTGTCCTAACCACTTATAACCGATGGATACAAGCCTATTGTTAAAATAAGGCAAAGCAGTAGTGCCACCAGATCCCTTTGTTTTGTGAGTTGTTTCGACATCAAGTGTCAACACGTTTAGTTGTTCTACCATTTCTTCTCCTATCTGTATGTATTGAATGGCAATTAGCACAGAGGACTCTGCACTTTCTTACTTCTTTTATTAAATTTTTTATACTGTTTAAAACCATATGGCTAACTTGCCTAGTCTTATTACCTAAGTGATCGAATTGCAAAGCGAGAGGATTATCTCTGTATCCACAGAAGGAACAACCACATTTCATTTTTATGTAATTCAACCAGTATCTCCTACGTTTTGCTCTAGCATTTAGTTTAGGTCTACTCATTATCGAGTACCTAGTAAAACTAAGAACATTAACGCCATGATTATAGTAAAGGGATTACCGCCAGTTTGTGTAAGTAAGCCCCAAATACCTATCAAACAAATAAAGAAACCCATTAGTAGTATACTCCTCTATGTACATCTATCTGAGCATTTATCATACCATGCCAACCATTGATCTTGTTCTTGGATATACAGATATGTCTGACAATATTATCTACCTCGCTTGATCCTGTCTTACCAATTCCTATGATAACATCAGCTTCCCCTGCTTTACCAGTTCTAGAATTGTCTAACATAGAGTAGTCAATAAATTGACGATCATGGGCATCGTAGCTTGCCTGACTGACTGCCCATATAAGTAATTGATTTCGCTTGGCAATTTCTCTTGCCGTCACATAAGTCTCTTTCAATCTTTCATCACCACGATTGTACTGACCACCAACACGGAACTTATCTAGCTGATCACAGAACATGACATCAGGTTTATTCAGCTTGGCATAGTCGTCCATCTCTTCTACAGATGTACCAACTGAGTCCATGATAGTTAGATAAGGTTCAATCTCAAAATGGTAGCGTTCAAGTAGTTTGTCTTTTTGCATAACCATTTCTTCTCTTGTCAATTCAAAATAAGATTGAATGATACGTAGCTTGATTCGTTGAGCAGGTTCTTCGTTTGCCCAATAGGTAACTTTGAATTTTTGTTTGATGTAAGATGATGCAAGGAAACAACAAAATGTGGTCTTACCCACTTCAGGTCTAGCAAATAGTATCCCTAAATTACCCTTATCCATTCCTTTAACTTTTTCTTGGATAAGGTTGAATTGAAAAGGGAAATCGTTCTCTCCTGCTTCCTCTTCAAGTAGTTGAGCTAGATCACTCTCAACAATATTGTAGGTAGTCTTGTCGCTGATCCTACCATCTTCAACGGCATCGATAAGCCTACGTAGCTCACCAAACTCTTCGTTCTCGCCAGTAAATATCTCAAGTGCTTTCTCTCCTATCTGTCTTGCTCTATCTCTTAGCCAAAGATTGTTGACCAAGTCTAGGTGCAGTTCATCATTGTCACTTGGCGTATCATCTAGTTCAGATATAATCTCTTGTACTCTGTTCCTAGCTGAATCAGGTATCGCAGGATTTCTATCATTGAAAATACCTGCAAGCTCAGATTTGGTTAACGTCTTAGCATACTTTGTGTGGGAATATACAATTGTGTCAAAGATATCTTTTAGTTCCCTATCAAACATATCTCTATCTATTTTATTCTTTACCTTTGCAAAGAAGTCAACATCTAAACAAAATCCTAATACTTGCTTATCTACTGATATAATTGTTGATGAAGTCATCACGTTCCTCTTTCTCCATATTTTTCAGGTCTTTCTTTAGTACAACTAATTTAGTAGGTACATAATTAGACAAATGCCTGACAATGTCAACTGCTTTACGAGTTGCATCTCTGTCTAATGCTACAAAAATTTTTTTATAATTTTGGATTACTTGTATGTGGCTATCTAGCAATGATGTTCCCATCAAGCCCAAGCCACTTACTAGATTAGATACACTACATGCAGATGGGCAATCTTCTACAATAAAAAGATTATCACTTGTGCCACATGTAAATGGTAGCTTGCTTGTACCATATCTTAACCACTTAGGTCTTGTGTTGGTTAAACTTCGTCCAGTTGCATCGACTACCTTATCTCCTTGCTTAACTAGGTAGACAACACGATCACGTTGGAAGTCATATCTAATATCAGCCAAGCCTGACAAATAAGCATCATAAGAATGTACTTGTTTGACATAGTTCTCAGCATTGATATTACGAGACAAAGAGACAAACGTATCAGGTATTGTAAAATCAACGTCTGTCTCTTCTTGTTTAGTTTCTCTTTTGACAAAAGCCTTACTTGAATTATCTTTAGTTAGGCTAACGCCAGTACTACCTTTAGTGTGGCAATCAGCATGGAAACAATACCACAATCTCTCAAAGCCACTATCTGTTACACTAAAGGTGTTAGGCTTGCCACATACAGGGCAATCAGACCGATAACGCCCATAACTAGGAATGGGAAGGGATTCAACATAACTTTTTAACCACTTCACATTCATTTAGAGATAGCATGCTTATACTGCTTTGTGTTCACAGTATACACTTGCCCTAGCCTATCTAGATCGTACTCATGTTTGAGTAAGTTAGGTAGCTTTGCCATACAGATAGGTATCCATGTTAGGTAGTCACGCTGATTACCTAGCTTAACTTGTTCCTTATCCACTATACCTACTCTAACTGCTGATAACTTTGCCCAAAGGACATGTAGGTTATCATAGCTACGTTTCTTAATTTCAGTCTTCACTTGTTCGTTCATCTGCTATCCTTAAATCTTCTAAGTATAGTTTTATTGCATTTCGGATTAGATCAGCTACGCTTATTTGGCTAGCGTATCTGTTTGTTTCCCTAGTAGCAAATTTCTCTAGTTCGTCATAGTCAGCTTTCGAGACTGTAAGGTTATAGCTCTTAGTCTCTTCAGCTATCTTTAATGGTCGGCTCATATTAACTCCATGATAGTTAATGGTGTATCTCCCAAAGGGATAAGTGCGTATATCACGAAACCATAATTTACGTCAATAAAATAATTTTAAAAAAATAATTTGACATATGTTTTTAGTTAGATGTATAAGAAACCCTGATCATAAACTATAGGAGAAATATGATGAATTGGCTTAATTTATGTAGTGGTGGCGAAACTGGTCGCCAAGCAGTAAAAGAACTAGGCTTACCAGTATCTAACTGGTTTACCTCAGAGATAGATAAGTTTGCTATCAAGGTAGCAGATGATAACCACGATGATCTTGTACATCTAGGTGATATACGAACTGTCATGGATAAGATAAATAACGTACCTATTGACGTTATCTTATGTGGATCACCTTGTCAGGGATTTTCCGTAGCAGGCAAGGGATTGAATTTTGAACACCCCCAATCAAAACTGTTCTTTGAATTTGTTAAGATATACAAATACTACTATGAACGTTTTCCTCAATGCAAATTGCTTTTCGAAAATGTACGAATGAAAAAAGAATGGCAAGATATCATTTTAAATACCTTACAAGAGATTAATCCTAACTTGAAAATGTACATGATCAATTCGTCAATCGTATCTGCTCAGAATAGATTACGTATGTACATAACTGATTTTGAATTTGACATACCTGATGACAAGGGAATCAAACTCAAAGACATTATTGAGTGTGGTTGTGTAGATAGAGATAAGTCGTACTGTCTAGATGCGAACTATTGGAAAGGTGGCAATCTTAAAATGTATTTCGAGAAGTCACGTAGACAATTGGTATTCAAAGATGGTTGTCAGCAAGTTGGAGTAGCTGATCTCAAAGGTTACGACATTATCAAAAGAGTTTATTCTGTTGAAGGTAAAGCACCTACTCTAACGACTATGCAAGGTGGACACAGAGAACCTAAGATACTTTGTAAATCTGCATCGATAACTGGTCGTAGACTAGATAACAATGGAGTTAGGAAAGATAATGATTTGTCTGTACCAATCACTCAAGCTTTGGAAGTATCCGATTCGGACAAGTCACGTTGCTTATCTACCTTAACTAAGGATACTGTTGTATCGCCTATGCCAGTTGGTCGTTATCCAAATGCTTACACAGATAAAACTTTACAATGGAGAAAACTAACTGTAAAAGAATGTTGTAGGTTACAAACATTGCCTGATGACTATTGTAAAGCAGTAAGTAATAGTCAAGGATACAAGATACTAGGCAATGGTTGGACTAACGAAGTCATAAAGTTTATTTTGAAAGGGAAACAACATGGCTAAATATTATTCAAGAAGTAAAAAAGAGTTTATCGACATAGCCAACATGACAGATCAACATGTAAGGAATGCCTTTGTTCAGATGTGCAAAGATGAACCTACTGAAGATGTTATGTTTGCCCAACAACAATCAGAAAGAGCAGATAAACTACAAGATAGGATAGTCTCTTTAGAGGAGACAATCAGAAAGCTTAACAATCGACCTACTGTAACGGCAGATGCTTACGATGTTGCTTGGAAAAAGATCGAGACACTAGAGAGACACAAAAAAGATTTTAGGCAGTCACTTGATGATGCTTTATCAGATAATTCTGTGCTTAACGAACAAATCAATAGTCTTAAATCAGAAGTAAGACAAGCTAGAAATCGCATGATGTTCTATGCTGAAATGGTCAACAACAAATGCCCAAATGGTCATGTTTATGTGTTTAGCGAGATACCTAACGATGATGAGGGTAGAGAGCTTGTACAAAAGATGAAAGACTATCTAAACAAGGAAAGCTACAAGATACGTGTTAGAGGTCAGTACTTAGACGAGGAAACTAAAAAGACAGAGGGTTGGAGAGTGCATCAGTATGGTCAACCAATCAGTAAGTCCAAATGTTTGAGAGTCTATGTGGACGTTAATAAGGATAGCAAAAATGAACACTAAAACTTTAGCAAAACGCAACACTAACGAGCATAGATACATGTGCGACCAATGTGGGGATAAAGGAGATGTTTATAGTTTAAACAGACTTCTTTGTGCTATCTGCTTTATGCTTCAAGTTGCACCTCATAAGGTAGATAAGTTAAGAAGAAAAATAATTTGACTAGGTAATCTATCTGTAGTAACTGTTAATTTCATTCACATTTTATAGGAGAAATTGATGAGTAAAGAGTACTTTGTAGAAAGCCACCTTGAAGACTTGGTAGACAAGTTTATGGAGGAGGGATTGTCAGAAGAAGATGCTATCCAAAAAGCCACGAGCTTTTACGATGGTCAAGCTAATCTAGCTGAAGAGAAAGCACTCAGAATACATGAAAGAGCATATGAGATGAATAAAGCAGATATTCAAAAGGAACTTAGGCAAGGTGTGTATCCAAGTGAGATACTTGTATCCAAGTTAAGAACTTATCTAGACAGGATATCTAATTCAAGTAATCATACTATTGAAGTAAATTTGTTTTGTAGTGAAACTTTAGATCAAATTGAAGATTGGAAAAAGGAGATAGACAATGCAGAATAAGATAGCACGTATCCACGTAAATCAACACGTGATCAAAGCCAATGCCAAATCAGGAGAACGAAATCCAGTTTTCACAATTAAGCAAGGTGGAAAGAATACCTATGCTACTAGAGTTAAGGTAGTTGGAGAAATGGAATTAGTTTATTCGCCTGATAAACCACTTTCTTGTGGAGCAAAAGTTTGGATTGAAACACGTGGGGATATAGAGTTAGCAACGTCCGACACTAAATCTAATGATGCCACTAATGATATATCCGTCGAGCCAACCCACCAGTTAGCCGTAAATTTGGATAGGGCATTTACAGAATTTTTAGCAAAGAAAAGAAAAAGAATTCTAAATAAAAATAAATTATCTGCTTGTTTATCTAGTTAAGATAGTTTACTAATTTACCTAACTACTAATTAAGGTAGTTTAACAACAACACTTTTAGTGTAGAAAGAGAGAAAATTATGGATAGCATAATTACTTTAGATCAAGATACCAATGTCAAATCAAATGAAATTCATGAACATTCAAATCCGTTTGATGTT